CAGGGGCCTTTTCTATAACGCGGCGAAGCGGATCCTTGCGGAAGACAGGCCGAAGATACAGGCCATAGCTAAATCGTTGACTACAAGGGATATCATAGATTATGATGAAAAGATAGATGAGTATTTTAATGGTCGGTATGCTGCATATCGTAGGGAATTCTCCGGTCCGTATTTGGCCCTCGGCGCGGCGATATATCCGATAGCAGCGGATGAGGTAAACGCCACTGAAAAGCAGGATGTGAGATACGACCGGCACGTTGACGATTCGATTTCTACGCTTTCTCTGCGGTACGTCAATACATCGAGGAACCAATTAAAACAGGTTGCGCGAAAGGCCCAGGCCGAAGAAAGGAATCCCGAGGAAGCGGTTGAGGAAAGGCTGGAAGAATGGGACGAAAAAAGGCCGACACAAATTGCCGACAGGGAAATTGTTGATGGTGAAAACGGCCTGGCGCAATATGTATTTTTCAGCAATGGATTTAGAAGCCGGTGGGTAACCGTTGGGGATAGCTGTCCGTATTGTAAAGCCCTGGATGGTAGAATAGTCGGCCAGGGTGGGGCGTTTCTGGAAGCGGGAGCGGCCTTCGAGCCTGCCGGGGCCATAAACGGGCCATTGTCTCCGTCTATTCCGATACGCCATCCACAGGCGCATAGGGGGTGCGATTGCAGTATCATAGCGACTCTTTAGGGGAAATGTCAGCCGGTGCGGTTTACGAATACGTTAGGGAACGGGAAAGACTGCGCCACGAACTAAAGGAAACGGCCAAGAAACTGGCCACGTATTACGCGGACAGCTCTTTAAAAATAGAGATAAATTTTCTTACAAGAAAGGCCGGAAAAAGTGAACCTAAAATGAGCGTAACGGAGTATGATGTGGGTTGACATAAAATAATATACGGTGTATAGTTTATTGTAACATTGGGTCAACGGCATAAACCGCCCCGCAGAAGATATTACCCAAGCCTTTGGGTGTTGTTTTCTGCGGGGCTTTTTATAGGAGGGCAGAAATACATGAGAAGTAAAATAGAACGGCGGTTTATAACGGCGACGGAACTCAGGGCCAATGAAGACAAGATGGAAATTGAAGGATACGGGGCGCGATTCAATATGTATTCCGATGACCTCGGAGGCTTTCGGGAAAAGATAGCGCCAAGTGCGTTCAAGAAAAGTATCAAGAAAACGACATCCGTTCTTTGTTCAACCACGATTCCAACTACGTGCTGGCGAGGACAAAGAATAAAACCCTGACCCTGGAGGAAGATGACAAGGGTTTATTTTTTAACGCCAAGCTGCCGGATACTTCATATGCCCGCGACTTAGTGGCTAATATCAAGGCGAAAAATATCACGCAAAATAGCTTCGGATTTAAAACCGTACTTGATAAATGGAACAAAGATATGACCAAGCGGGAACTGGTGGAAGTGCGGTTGTTTGATGTTGGCCCCGTGACTTTTCCGGCATATCCGCAGACCAGCGTAACGGCGCGGTCGATTCTCGAAATGTATGATATCTCATTCGATACTTTAGCGAGGATACTTGTCAAATCCGAAAGGGGATTTGATTTAAATAAAGATGAAACGACCCTTATTGGGTCGGTCATTTCCATTCTTCAAGGCATTTTGCCGACGGAACCGGCGCCGGGCTCTGCCCACGCCAAGGTTCAAGACGAAGGGCCGGACGAACGTTCCACCCTGGCGCGAAGACGGGTATTGAAAATGCTGGTAGAAGAGGAAAACCTTATAACAATAGGAGCGTAATATGGACGCGAAGGAAATTTTGAAGCTCAAAAGAGAGCTTAAAACCCTCATCGAACAAGTTGAGGAAATTGAAAAGCGCGAAGGAAAGCGCACCAAGGAAGAGCTTGAGGAGATGAACTCCATCATGGATCAGATAGAGGAAATCAGAACTCAGATAAAGACGGCGGAACGGGCGGCTAAGACGAGGGAAAACCTTGAACAACCGGAAGAGGAAGACACGGAGACTGAGGATACCAGGAACGCCGCTCAGGGCAGAGTTGAAGTCGTGAAGCCGGAACCGTATAAGAGCCTCGGCGAAACTCTTCTTGCCATCGCCAGAACCGTAAGGACCGGCAGAGAGGATAAGCGCCTGCTCGAAATGGACCATGAGACCAGGGCCGCGACCGGATTTGGAGAGTCAATACCCTCGGATGGTGGCTTTCTTGTAGGGAAAGATGTCAGCGGGCAATTTCTTGATCTGGCCTATGGTGCCGCTGCGGTATCTCCTCGATGTGACTTCATCGAAATCAGTGCCAATTCTAACGGGGTAAAGCTCTACGGCATTGACGAGACCAGTCGGGCCAACGGGAGCAGACAGGGCGGAATCCTATCTTACTGGCCAGACGAAGCCGACGCCATGACATCCAGTAAATCAAAATTCAAGCGCATAGAAATGGAATTGATAAAGCAGACCGTACTTTATTACAGCACGGATGAACTGCTTCAGGATGCCAAGGCGCTTCAGAACCGCGTTAATGCCATGGTATCCCGAGAATTCGCCTTCAGGATTGACGATGCAATCATCAACGGAGATGGTGCTGGAAAGCCGCTTGGCATTCTGAATTCAAACTGTCTTATCAGCCAGGCCAAGGAGACATCACAGGTCGCAACAACCATCGTCTACGAGAATATTATCAAGATGTACTCGCGGATGATTTCTTCCTCGCTGCCCCGTGCTGTATGGCTGGCGAATGCTGACATTTTCCCGCAGCTTGCTTCGATGACTCTGGCGGTTGGGACCGGCGGGGTTCCGGTTTGGATTCCTGCCAATAGTGCCGCCGGAAGACCGCATGATACCTTGCTTGGAAAGCCCATCGTTTACGTGGAAGCCTGCCCGACGCTGGGCACCGTAGGCGATCTGATTTTTGCTGACCTTAGCGAGTATCTGCTTATCGGCAAGGGCGGAATTCAGGAAGCCATGAGTATTCATGTACGGTTCTTGAATAATGAAACCGTCTTCCGATTCGTCAACAGAACCAACGGACAGCCCAAATGGAAAACCGCCCTGACGCCTTTCAAAGGCACTGCCACGGTCGGACCGTTTGTCGCGCTGGCCACGAGATCATAAGGAGATATTATGGGAGCAAAAGGAATTTCGATTAGTGAAGAAGGGAAAATTATAAACCTTCTCGTACCCACGGCAAATACTGCCGGTGTTGGATATAGCACTGCCTTTCATCTTAAGGAAGCATCGCACGCGACTATCTATGTTCAGACCGGAAGTATTACCAACGCCGCGACCGTCAGGCTGTATGAATCGCAGACGGCAGGGCTTACCGTGGCGGCAACGCTTGCCGCCAAATACGGTGCGGCCTCGGCTAATGACGTATTCGCGGCCCTGGCCACGATGACAACCGCCGGCTTTTCAACCGGTACAACCAACAACTACAGTTGGGTGATTGAGGTGGATGCATCCATGCTTACGGACACTTATCCGTATGTGGCCCTGCATTTCACGACTGCCGCCGCCATCGCCATATCGGCATCGGCAATCCTTACCGGACTGCGGTATGCCGAAGACGTGAATCTGACGGCACTGGACTAATGACCGACGGCGGGGGTTTCGGCCCCCGCCATATTTAAATGATAGACGAGCGGAACTACCGCTAAAGCTATAGGCATAGGAGGTTAATCATGCCAGTAACACTTATAAAATCAGATTGGAGTTCGGGAAATCTCATCTTCCTTCCGAATACGGATGACACCGGAGCTATCAACATCGGAGATGGCACGCGGGATTGTGATTTCAAGGTATTTCTCGGCAGTACGACGGAATATGCCGAATTCAACGTAGGAGATAGCAGGGTAAATATCGAAGGGGTGCCGATACGGTTCAGCAACCCTGTTACCAGTAACTTTATCATGACGCCATCATCGGGGACCGTCGTTTCGCCGAGTGCTGCGGGAGCTGGATCGGCTATGGGATATTTTGCTGTGACGCTTGGCGATACGGTGAGGTATGTCTATACATATCAGACGGTGGCATAATGGTACTTGACCTGACGGTATTCGAGAGGGCACTGCTACTGGCGATATTTCCACATCAAACGGGGGATATCATGGCGATACGGGCCATACGGAAATTCCGCGAGGAATGCAGCCTGACGCCGGAAGAGATAGAAGAATACGAGGTATCCGTAGACGACAAGGGGCAGATGAAGTGGAACAACAGGAAGGCACAGAACAAGAAGATTGAGGTGGCGGACTTCGTGCGGGAAAAGGTAGCGGTGATTCTTCATAAACTGTCAGATGAAAATCGACTCGGAGAGGAACATTTTTCCTTATTCGAGAAGATTATAGGAGAGCAATAATGGGGACAAAGCTGAGAAAGTCTATCGGCAACAACATTGAGTTGGAGCATGTAGCAACCCATACAGCATCGGTAGGTACTGCCACGGCGGCTTCCGTGCTATTCACGGCGGCCACCACGGGAACATGCACAACGTATTTCGAGGCCGAGATATTATCTAAAGATGCCTGGACTGGTACCTTATCTGAAACGAGTGTAAATGGCGCATCTGCCGGAACTGCAATTATTAGCTACTGTAAAGATAGAACGGTAACAGCATCGGCCAATGCAACAATCGCCCATACCATAACCTATGCATCATCCGGTACGATATTGGAAAATCTTGAATCAGACGCCGGACTACCAATCAGGACGCGTAGATATATCTTGGCATCGGGCGGTCTGTACCTGATCTACGTTACGTCAGCAGGAGCGTCGAACAGTATCGACGTTAACCTGCATTTCTGGGAGGATTGAGCGGATGATGCTGAAAAGATTGCCAGACGGTAGATACAAATGCGATGAGTGCGGCATGGCGGGCAGCAAGCTCGGTATGATAAAACATACATGTTCATACGAGACCGCCACGATAGAGCCGATTGAACGGGAGGTAAAACGGGGTGACATTAGACCTGGTAACGGCACCGACAGAAGAACCGGTAACCCTGGCAGAGCTGAAAGAACATCTGCGGATAAATAGCGCCTCGTTTGCATCGGATGTAAGTGAATCACCGTCTATTTATGCCGGGAGTTATACGACGGCGGCAAGTTATAGTCTTGAAGGAACCGCCGTCAGCATCGTAGGATATAGTACGCTTGTCGTATTGAATTCCGGCACGCTTTCAACTACCGCGACACTCGATGTCAAGATACAGGAATCGGATGACGATTCTACGTATTCGGATTGGAGCGGGTCCGCATTTACTCAGGTAACCCCGGCAAACGATAACGCCATCCAGGAGATTGAGTATACCGGTAACAAGGCATATATCAAGCCGGTTGCCACGATAGCCGGGGCGACAGCTTCTTTTGCCGTCACAGTGATACATGACGCAGTCACTACTTCAGAGGATGACTACCTTACCAATCTGATTCAGGTGGCGCGGCAGCACCTTGAAAAATGGAGTATGCGGGCTTTCATGGCCCAGACCTGGGATTACTACCTGGATGATTGGCCGGCGGACGATCCCTTTGAAGTGCCCCTCCCGCCGCTGTCAACCGTATCAACTATCACCTATGAGAATAGTGAGGCCACGGTTGCCACGGTAGCGACCACGGTTTACATAGTCGACAAGAAACGCAAGCCCGGAAGGATAGCGTTGAAACACGGGCAGATATGGCCAAGTTTTACGCCGCAGTCGGTAAATGCCATTAAGGTACGGTTTATCGCCGGGGCGGCCTCGGCGGGCGATGTTTCGATAGATTATAAGCAGGCCATTATGATGCTGTGCGGCCATCTATATGAGAATCGGGAACAGACGGTTGAACGGGCCCTGTCTGAAATTCCCCTCGGGATAAAAGACTTTATGGAGATTGACAGGATGGTGTATTTCGCATGAGAGCCGGGAAGTTGAGGCATAGAGTGACTATACAGACGCCTACGGTGACTACCACAAGAGGACAGGAGACAACCACCTGGACTACATATGATACGGTGTGGGCATCTATAGAGCCGCTTTATGGCCGGGAATATTGGGAGGCCGCGAAGATAAACAGCGAGATAACGGCAAAGATTACCATGAGATGGAGGCGAGGGATAAAGCCGCAGATGCGGTGTGTTTACGGGCCGAGGATATTTGAGATTATATCCATCATAGACGACCAGCAGTTAAACCGGCAGTTGCAGCTTATGGTTAAAGAGGAACGGATAGCATGATAGGCGATACAACGGTTATACGAAAATGGTACGGTACTCAAATAATGACGGATGTGAACAGCGCCCGTGATGGTGCCCTTCCGAAGATAGGCGCACTTGGTGTTGAAATCATGCGTAATAAAGCGCCGGTACTTACCGGTGAGACAAAAGCAAGTATCATGTGGAGGACGCACAACAGGGAAAGCGCGATAGGGCCCCCGGCCAATCCGATGGAAAAGATAGCAAAACCACGGTCAAGGCGGGCCGTTGCTATCGGCTCGGCCATGGGCGCGGGGACGTATACAAAGCGTGGGGAGCGAGTGTCGGTAATAACCGCCATAGAATATGGCACGCGGAGCACAAGCCCGACGCCATTTATCAGGCCGAGCTTTCCCTCAATAAAGAACGCCGGGAAACAGGTATTTGCCGAAGATGTACGGCCAGTAATAAACAAGGGCGGGATATGAGAATATGGGAAGCGATAGCCGTAAAATTGACAGCAACAAGCGCCGTTACAAGCTTAGTCGGCTCGAACATTTATCACGGCATGAGACCGCCGAAGGATACCGGGGATTATTCTTTGAACTATTTCGAGGTTGGCGGCCAGGATATCATATTAGACACAAGGGGCGTGGTAGAGAATCCCTTATATCAAATATCCTGCCGTGCCCGGACGGCAAGCAATGCGGAGGAATTTGCTCTTGTTGTAGGCACAACGCTACAAAACATGCAGGAAGCCATGGAAGGATTTAGTGTTAACTTTGCGAACCTTGCACCGGGAGGGGAATTGATAGAGGAAGAGGATGGTAAATGGTATCACGTACCGTTGACGATGCGGTTTGTATTTTTTAATACGGAGAATGTATAGGGGGAATTTATGACAGACAGAAAGAAGAAGGGCGTAGGATTTCTGGTAAGCGGAGGACTTAGCATTGCAGCCGGTATTGTGTTTTTTGTTGCATCGGCGACGCCGGACTGGCTTGGTATCGTGATACAGGGCATAGGGCTGATTGCCGGACTGCTTGGTATTACAGTTGTATATCCTGACACGGAGGAATGATGAAAAGATTACTGGTAATTGGCTTTCTCGGATTGCTGGCTCTCGGGTGCTTTGCACAGGAAGTTCAGTTCGGCTCGACGGTCCCAATTGCGTGGGATGCGGTTACAGTGACAATTGGCACGGTGAGCTATGAGGTATTCCTCACGCCGTTCCCTTATGCTGGAGGACAAGAAGTGTCTCAGGGAGTGACTACGCTTCTTGAGTATGATATTGCAGTGCCGGAGGGCCGGTGGCTGGTAGGCGTGAGGGCAATCAAGACCGAGGGCGCCGACGAGTATTACTCGGATATAAACTGGTCGCATGTGAATGGGGTGGATACTCCAAACCCTTTCTACTTGAAGTGGTTTACCAATCCCTCCCTGCCCACGGGCTTGAGAGTACGGTAATCACTATTTACTGGAGACCTTGATGGCAGAGCTTCTGATTTACAATAAAGACAACTGGATGGACCTGCCTTCTAAGGAGAGGCCAGATTTAACTGGCTATGAGAATGTAAAAAGGAAAATAAAGTTGAATCCTAATAAACTGAATAAAGGTCAGCTTGCAAAAGCCCTTCGCCTTCATGATGAGAAGTATGCCGCAAGGTATCAAGTGGGGGATATTGTTGAAGTGCAGGAGGATGGATTTTGGGATAAGAGGGGGTGTGGGGATAAGTTTTCAGTAGTCAAGTTACCGGGGGTTTCCAAGGAGAAAGCTCAATATCTTATGAAATCTCAGGAAGAGGGGAATGCTGTGTTAAGGCGCAGGAAGTACAAGGCTGTTGCGGGATTGGCCCCGGCAGTCAAGGAAGTTATGAGTATCGAGACAGCGAATATTTATGATAAGGAAACCAGTGTGAAGGTGAGTAAGATTGGCTGAGATTATTCAATATGTTGACCCTGATGCTGATGGTGCTGGCAATGGGGACAGTTGGACAGATGCTTATACCTCATTAAATGCATGGGAAGCTGGAGAACAGCAGGATTTAACGGATGCAACGCCAGACTGGATGCACTGTTATTGCAGGGCATCGAGTGGGACAGTAGATAGCACTGTCTATGAAATACTCGGATGGACAACTGCGGCGGCAAGCTACATTCTTGTCGAGGCGGCATCAACTGACAGGGCATCAACGGCTTGGGATGCCACAAACTACAGACTTGAGACTGCCGATGCAACGTATGCGGTAAGA